ATGCCTAGTTGTTGAGCAGCAAGGAGACGTTGGAGATTCTGTTGACGATCTTGGAGCTGGCCAGTGTAACCCTGCATCTGACTATTATACAGGCCCATAGCACCTTGGTTAGCAGCGTTAGCAGCAGCCACTTCAGCATTCATATAACTAGGTTCTGCTTGAGCACGAAGACGGGTGAGTTCAGCCATCAACTGGACCTCTCGTGGACCATACTGACTACGGCGACCTGCCGCAGCATCCTTACGTTCCAACTGACTACGCATCTCCGTAGCAACACCACTCTTAGGACCAAACATACCAGCCAACTGGTTCTGAATAGCTGCAAAGTTTGGTTGACGGATACCGGGAGCACGGGGAGCAGAGGGAGCATTACCCCCTTGTTGGATTTGCTGTTGTAGTGCCTGTAGCTGTGCCTGCTGCTGTTGTAGAGCCGCCGCCTGTTCTTTGCTAGTACCCTTCATCTGATTAAGGCCATAGAGCCCCATTAGACCTCCAGCAATTGCTCCAAAAGTATTTCCAGTTTTATCTTTCTGTGCTTGTGCTGCCACATTCCCACGATCAATTGCAGCTTGAACTTCTGGTGAAGTACCACCCATACCTGCATTAGTCCCAGGAGTGGGTCCAGTGGGTCCATTCTGAGTCAGACGTCCCATAACATCTGAACCAATCATGCCACCAAAAGGACCACCAACAGCAGCACCAAGCATACCACCAATGGTACGCATACCTGCACCAGCAAGACGTTCTCCAGTGGTACGAGCAGGCATACCATCACGATTGACGTTAACCGTTTGACCCGTTTCTTCGTTGTAACCAGTAGTAGGATTAGCAAAGTGATCTGCTGCAATACCACCCAGTTCACCCAGCAAACCATTACCAGTAGCCAAACCAATGCCAGTAGCAGCAGCCTCACCATAACGCCCTGCACCAAGAGCTTGAGCAGCACTAGCTGCACCAAGGGCCTGATTAGCAGCAGGATTCTGACGAGCTGCAAAGAGACCCATCTTCCGAAGACCTTTAACAAAATCATTGTCCATCCAGCCAGTTTCAGATGGAGCCTCAGAAGAGGGGCCTAGTTGTGCCGCTCCGGGCATCGAGATATTGGTCATACCAGACCATGCCGGAGGACCTGCTGGAGCAGCGGGGGCAGACAGAGAGTAGTCTGTATTAGCCGGGGCAGCAAAAGAGCTAAAAGTTGGGGCACTCATCGCTGGAGCACTCCACATGTTACCCAAACTATAGTCAGTTTGTGTAGCAGGAAGTTGGCTAGCAGGAGTCCACCAGCCATCAGCATTGTAGCTGCTGCCTAGTCCATAACCACTACCTTGTCCGTAGCCAGTGGAGTTAAATCCACTACCACCCCAGCCAGCATTGCCAAGACCATAGCCACTTTCTGTACCATAGCCAGAACTGTTTAGGCCACTACCCCCAGTGGAACTGCCTAGACCATAACCATCACCAGTGCCATAGCCACCAGTATTCAAACCACTACCTGTCCAAGCCATACGGCCTCCTTATGTTAATGTAACTGACTTCAAGGTTCCACCGTCATTCACAAAAAGCTTGACGTCCCCTGAAGTTGTGTTTTTGTATATAGCCCATTCGGAGGCTGGAATTTCTGTAGCTGTTGGATCACCAACAAGGGATAGCATAGAGGTAGCCCTACCATGCTGTGTAGCAGTCAGGTGATAGCGCTCTGAAGCACTCCCACCTTGGATAGACAACAAGCTGTTGTGGTTACCCACAGCAAGAGAAGCATGTTGTGCAGCCGTTAAGTGGTAATACTCACCAGAAGTGCCTCCTTGAATACTCTGCAAGTTATTGTGAGCACGAGAGGCTATGGAAGTGATGTTGCTACCAGTGAAGTTGATGTTGGTCCACGTAACACTAATAGCACCTGTGTTAACCACTGTGCGTAACTTCTCGTACCAGTCATTCCAGAAGGAGTGTCCTGGTGGTACACCTATTGGCGTGGGTGGAAGAATAACTGCCATTACTTAAGTCCAATGTTGTAGTCTACTTCTGCATGATACATACGGAAGCTAGCAGAAGAAGTTATGGTAAACCGCATGGCTCGCTCAACAAACCTACCTAGACGATGTAGCATAGGCTTCTCAATGGAGAGGTCCATAGTACGTGCTGTAGAATAGGTCTGGTAGTCATCATCCGTCCAGTCTACTGACAACGTACCAACCGTCTTATCTGTCACAGGAAGTACCCTGAACATAAACTTCTCATGCATGGTATCAAATCTCAGTTTAGGAGTTTGACACACCACCGGGAAAGCTACAGCATTGTCAGTGTAATATTCTGGCTTAAAGAAGAACAAGTTCTCTGCCCCTTTAAGGGAGAATACAGAACAGTGTCCACTACCATCGATTGGAATCATCACAGCAAACTGTGCAGGTAGAGTGTCTGTAGCTTGGTAGCCTAGACGAGTCCATACCTTTGTGTCAACATCTAGAGCCAAGGTAAAACCATCTAGTGTCAAGATGTAGAAGACATGGCCTGCCATAGAAGCCAACGTAGCAGTAAACTCTGTATCTTTCTGGAGATACCTACGTACCATGGGACTGTCCACAGAATCCATCTTGAAGTCTTCCAAGATGTACAGCATGGGGGCAGTTGTTGAAGACTGACCGATGAAGTAAATCTTGTTCTCGTGTGTAGCAAAGCCACTGATGTATCCAACATGCTTGACTGGGGTGTCGTTGCGTTGCAGAGGGCTACCAGAGGCATTACCAGCATCAAAAAAGTACTCAATCGAGGCAGAGCCCATAGCGATTAGGTAGTTACTCAGACGAGCAATACGGAACAACGTGTCTGGAATCATCTCAGCAGTGATGAAGTCACCAGGAGTCCATAGCAGAGGAGTGTTGAGTCCACTGTTGTAGATATCTGACGTACCACTCTTCACCAAGAAGATGTAACCATCCAGGAACATGATGTGGGGATCATGTGGAGTAGGCAGGTCTGCATCAGCAGATGCTGTCAGGGTGTTAGCAGAATCAATCTTTGCTAAGACTGTTCCATCAGACACAATGACGTTGGAAGTCCCATCATCATAATAGAACTCAGTGAATCCTACATCTCCTGTAGTAGAAGTGAAGGGAGTCAGCGTAGTCGACAAGACTCCTGTTGATCCCACATAGATTACAAGTTTGTCATCATGGGCAACAAAGAGTTTATCCTCATCTTCCCAGTAGTACATTCCACGGATGTTATCTTGAGGAAGATTTGCCATGTATGGGGAAACCCCTTCTCGCTTAATAAACGAATACATGTCGTCTTTGGTAGCAGGACTTTTAATCACATCAAAGAAGCCATTCTTTGCAATGACGTCTTTGGTCTTGGTTGTCTCTCGATTGTCAAGGGACCAGATTAGTTTTACATCCTTAGTCTGTCGAGTACTAATGGATGGGGCCTTATTGAAAGCTATGACAGTTCCCCTTACCTGCGATCAGGATAAAAGAAGACAGAAGTCTCTTCAGAGGCAGAGGACAGGGCAGTGGCTAGTCGTTTGTCCGACTGCTTCTCCAACCAGCCGCGTTCTTCCAGAGGAAGGCTGTATTCATCTGCCAGCATCAAGGCCAACTGAAACACAATGGCATTATACCATTCCTGTGGAACATCCGCCGTTTCAGTGCCAGTGGTAAACTTGAAGAAGGGAGTCGTGTATGTGATGTAAATCTGACTACCAGCAGGAAGAGAAGTATCTGGGGTAGGCCAGACAGAGAGAATGCCATACTCAATGAAGGGTTGGTAACTCACTTGAACAGGAGTACCACTGGTTGTCACAGGGAGATTATTGTACGTGTAGTGTGCAATGATTTCCATATTCAAACGAGTAGCACTACCAGTACGTGCAAGGTTAGCTTGAGTAATTTTGATTGGATAGGCTGTGTCAATTGCTTGACCATTACCCATCACATACTCATTCTGTCCAGCTACAATGGTAATACCCAACTCCTGTCGTTTCCACAAAGGCATACCAAGAGACTGAAAATCAGCCAGGATGGTATTAAGTGCCTCTGCCCCATCAGAGAGTTGTTGAGCATTAGCAGTGACTCCTTCACCCAACACACTTAGCTTTCGCAGAGCGCTATTGATGATGGCATCACGGGTCATCTGGAAAAGTGTGGTGGTAGAGGTGGTCATTGTTTATCCGCTTTGTCTTCTAGTTTGTCATAAATCCGCTGGAATAGCGAACGAATCTCAGCAGCAAAGGGATTGAAGTCTGTCTTAGCTACATAATCTTTTGCAATTTCGATTCTTAGATTAGCCAAATCAGATTTCAGTTCCTTCACTGCATCCCATAATTGTCGAGCAAACCATCCCATGGCTCCCAGTGCAGCAGCACCACCTCCATTAATGATTGTTTGAAAATCATCCATTACAACTCACTACCTTCTAGGAATAATTGATCGAGGGCTTCCTCAGTTAACTTAAATTCTTTTGCCAACAGTTGAACCAGTGGATGTTCTCGTTCTACAGACGCTGCATATTCCCAGACAAGAGACACTTCTGTTTTAGTGGGTTCTGATAGAGCTTCAATGAAAGATGCAACTGCTGGGAGAAGCCCTGCCTTGTAAATAACCAATCTAGCCTGCATCATGGTCAGGCTTTTTGGAACTTGTGGAGTAGTTTCAACAATAGGTAGATCAGGATGTTCCGTTGTCTCCCCTGTTTGAGTATTGTATTCATATCTAGCCATATTAACTCCAAGTAGCCCAAATAGAACCCAAATCGAAGGTGTCAGCCCCACCACGAGAAATACCAACGCGATCCAGCGGGCCAGCAAGAGTTATGAGCGCCATAGTTCGGACATCCTCTCCACTCCCTCTCGACAGGCTACCTGAAATAAGCCACGTATCACTGCCGGGCTGCTTAGAAAACGTGATGGTCCCGGTGTACGTTGTTGCTGCTGAACTGGATCGAACTGGTGCGCCAGCAGTACTGGTGCCTACGGTCGGGCCGGAGTAGTCAGCAAACCCACCGATGGTGTAACCAGAGGTCGTCAGACCGGCAGCAACTCCGGCCTGAATTAACCATGTGGCGGTTCCTGTGACAGACACCTGAACGAAGTGTAGCTTCACCTCGGCGGCATATGCAGGAATACCTGTAATACTATGGGAGGTTCCTGATGTGGTGGCAACAACAGTAGATTCTTGTCTGGCTACTGGTTCCCACTCAGTTCCATTGTAAGTTTCACTACAACCGAGGGTACTGTTAAAACGAGTCCATCCAGCAGCAGGGGTTATATCTCGCTGTGCTGTAGTACCAGCAGGCATCTTTGCACTACCTGCATCTCCAGTCTTCTGTACTGTTTCTCCTGCCACCTCCGCTATAGCTGCTTGTACATCCGTAGCAACGACAGTTCCTACTGGAGTAAAGGCAATGTCAGCAGCAGTTAGAGCAGATACTTCTGCCGCAGCGTCAGTGGCCACTTCAGCAATGGCTGTCTGTACATCCGTGGCGGCAATTGTGCCTACAGGAGAGAAGGAAATGTTAGCAGCAGAGTGTGCTGCTGTCTGTTGATTATAAGCATGGGCATCAACATCATTGAGCCAATCGGCTACAACAATGGTAGTCCCGTCTACAAAGTTGGTTGTAGCCATCTTTTTCCTTTAATTAATAAGGGGTGACAAAAGCAACCCGCATACATCCAGCAACACCAACTCCAGCTACTCCTTGATTACCTTGTAGAGTACATTGTACTGGAACAACATAGACATCTTGTGGCCGTGGACGAACCCATTCTGGAATAGCCTTCTCAGGTTTAATTTTGATGAGGTCCTGTGGATGCCTCTGCTCATAACATTTAGCATCCACCATTAACCCTTGCCAGTCTTTCATCAATTCACTGGACTTAAACTCTAGACCACATTTATCGCATACGGAATTCCATTGTCCAGATAGAAAGAAAGACATATTAAATCCTTGTTAAGGTGTGCTTATACTCAAGCACCTCGGGAGTTTGTACCCAAACGACCCGCACGCCCGATCTGGCGGGGATGGAAGACGGCGCGGGTGGATGTTGTGATGTGTTAGACCTTTTGGATTGCTGCCCGGCCAACACGATAAGTTCCACTCCCTCGCAGGATCAGATACATCTGAATAAGCGTGGTCGTCGCTGGTATGACATGGGGCCGAGTCCTGAATGCGCCCTTTGTCACTGGATATTTCACATTTGAGTAACCAGTATCCCAGTAGCAATCAGAATTTGACGAGAAGAATGAAGAACCGTTGTAGCATTGAAGCTTCAGCGACACGGCCTGACTGTTTGCCGCAGCAGCAGCATCAAGACCTTCGCACTCAAACTCAATCGATGCTTCTACAGTATCGCCAATGGCGAGCGATGCACCAATGCTGACGTTTGAAGTCATCCCGGAAGAAACCCCGCTACCGACAATCAACTGGCACCACTTGTATGGAAGTCCGTCAGTGCGATCCACGTAGGATATTGCTGGTGAGCCAATCGCCGACCACCCAGACGGGGCTGATGTACCACTTCCAGTGATTAGCTGGTTTGACAGCAAATTCAACGATCCAGTGGACGCCCGGCCTCCGAGTGCTCCTTGCCCGGTGATGATGTTTTTCAGCGCCTCGTAAATTACCCGCCCACCAGCAACGGCTGCTGTAGCTCCTGGGTGTGTTCCATCTGGCAAGTACCCGGAAACCGGTTGCCACACTGTGGCGGGGTCGTGCCAAGCCTGCCCCAGATTTGCGACGATGATGTTCGGATGATCTGCGGCGTATTTGACAATCCAGTCGTTGACTGTCATGTGCCACTGTCGCTTTTCTGCAGTCGTGGACTGTGTTGGAGGGATAGTCAATGCCAGCACACGAATACCGTTTGCTTCTGCCGCCTCGTACATTTCCTGCAGATTTGCAGTCGTGTTATCAGCAGCCGAAGTGTCGTTTGTACCTGCTAGAATTTGGACCCATGCTGGGGAGTACGCAACAACATCAGTTGTGAAGCGGTCTGCAATCTGTCGTGATGTGTTGCTACCAATACCGGAATTACCAAGGACAGTGAATGCGTGGCCTAGCATCACGTTCGCCCAGTTGAAAAACCCCTTTGAGTCGTAGTTTCCGCTGATAGATTGTGCAGGAGTTGCAATCGACAGTCCGCCATGCGCGGCGGTAATCGAGTCACCCGTTAGCACAATCGTTCTACCGTCTAGCGTTGCCACCCCAATCCCCGCACGCACGCTGGCACGCTGCGCCGATGTCAGTGTCTCTCCACCAAGTTGGAGAGAGCCATCTCCTTCAAGAGACATAACACCATCTAGATTACCAGAAATACGTTTATTAGTAGTAACAGTCATCTGTGTTCCTTAGTTGCAAGCATTCACAGAGACAGTACCACTGTTCGCCGTTACACGAGCACGGATATACTTCCAAGAAGCATCCGTGGTGAAACCATCACTACCAGCAGCAGCAAGGGTGACTGTTGCCAAAGGTGTGTCGAGGGCATTAACACCGTCATTAGACACGTCGAAGACGACCGTAGCAGCAGCAGTAGCCACAACTTGAATAGCACTCTTAGGTGCATCCTTGAAATACCAAGAACCTGTCAAGGTAGCCGCAGTGGTTGCAGGGAGGATGTCGATGACTCGACCAGATTTTACAAAGACATTAGAACTCATTTTTATTCCTAACCAGACCAAAAGAAAAGGGGAGCACCTTTAACAGACACTCCCCTCTACGGGACTAACCTTGTGGGTTAGAGTTGGATAGTCTCACCGGGACCTACCACGGTGTACTCGATTTTAACATACCATGGGCCACCTGCATCACTAGCCGTACCGGATTCGGTGTACTTGGCATAGACAGGTTTATCAGAAGTAAGTTTCTCCATGAAAGCCGTACCAACCGCAGCAGCACCCGCAGGGTTGTAACCCTCACCAGTAGCAGCAGTTTTAACGTCATAGGAAGCCAAAAGTTCATTAGCCGTTGCAGTGGTGCCTACGTCAATAGTTGCAGCAGTACCAGCATTGCTGGCAACTTGACCCACAACATACATACCAGTCAGCACAGCATCTTTGGGGAGCCAAGCTCCCACAAAAGCCGTAGTGTCGGTACGAACGATTTTCACCACTTTCTCAAGTGACTCACGAACTTTAGGGTAACTCAGCGAAACAAAATTAGTTGCAGCCATTTGTTACCCTTATCCTTACGCGCCAGCCGAGCCGTACAGGCCACGTGCGTCTGTCCACCCGAAAGAGTAACGAGCCGTTGCCTTGAACTTAGCGTTCTCGGTGTCGAAGTCGTTATCCATCTCGAAGCTATCAGCACGACGCTCAAAGTACTTCATACCATGCTTGACGTTGGTGCGGATGAACCAAGCATCAGCATCAGTCAGGTAGTGGTTGGTCACAACCTTAGGAATCACACCAAGGGTCTTGAGGGCGTTCAGGTCATTCAAGTCGGTACCAACTCGGCCATC